GCCAACTAGATCTTTATATTCAACAGCACCTGTATTGTATAACTTATTTACAAACTCATCAGCGGATTCTAAGGACAATTGCGCGATACATTTGTATTTTCTAAACACATTAGATATGAAAGCCATGGTAGCAGCACCTACAGTAGAATCTTTTAATTCAACATAAAATGTATACGGTGCATTAACTACAAATTCAATTGTAAAGCTAACTTCAATTCTAATGGCGAATACGCTAGGGGCTCCGGTTACATTAATTTATGTAACTCCTGTAGGGTATACACCTCCGACATCAGATTCATACAAATCATAGTCTCGAAGGTTATTCTTTAATCCTATTTATCTATAGTTCCTTAATAAATTGCCACTCTAATATGTGGCTTAATTTTATAATTCTTGTTAACCTATAATTCTGCTGTTTGCAATTGTTAACCCATTAAAATAGGCCATTTATATTGAGCCACTAGATTAAATCGCAGACACAGTTGGTATAAGACGCACGGCCGTAGTTGTTACAATATGTTTACGTGTTACAGCGTTTAAATACATAGGGCCAAGCATTACTATGTTTGGGCCTCCAGTTTATGTGCCTGTAGCCATATCTAAATCTGGGTTATTTGATATAAGTACAAAAGATTCTCTAAACAACAAGTCATTGCTAATTTATACTATCGCATTTCCTACAACATTTGTTTATACATTGAATGCGATAACTCCTCCACCAAGACCAGTATATATATTTTCCTACCGAGGAGCGCGAGCATGATAACGTTCAGGACATAAATATGAGGCGACAAAATCCAAACTAATTCCGTCAAAGGCAAATTAGTTTTTATCTATTACTGGGTTTTATATAAAGTTCCCTCCAGTATTAAAAGGATTATTAAAATTAAAGGCGCTAGTTGGATTTGCAATGGTGTTTTATGTAGTGGGGTTATTTGATGATTTTTATCCCAGAAAGTAATCAATTACTTTTGGGCCATATTCCATTATTGTTGGAACAACATTAGACAGAAAAGTAGGCAAATCATCCAAATTAGCAGCTATAAGATGTTCGAGCTTGACATAATCTTCTTCGTTATTAAAGTTTTAATCTAATGCCTTTATTGTTTTTTCCCCTAGCAACTATAATAGATATGATCGTTTACGTTTAACCCCGTACCCCATGAATTCTTATATATCTTACTTATGGGTTAATGCTTGTTGGTAAGACAATGGTTCTCCATTATTTTCAGTTTTTAATTGTTTTTCACGTTAGTTAATTTATCTTTTAAATTCAGATCTAACTAATTTTTTAGTAGCTTAACTAACAGCTTGCATTATATTTGATACATTTGGGACAGGATCCTTTTTTACATATTCTATGGGCTAATATCTATACTTCCTGTTATATGTTGCTTATTTTTAATACTAGTTCTATTTTTATTATTATTAAGATTTATTATTTTTACTTGAATACATTTATGACATTTTTATTTTTATTTTAAT